TATCACAGAGCAAGAAATAGAAAAAGCAAGCGAAGACTTACTTGATGATTTACCATTTTAAAAAATTGAGGTGAAAAAAGTGAACTACTTAGCAGAGATACTGGCGTTTAACAATTGGATTCGTTATAATTCGGGAATTGGCAAATCTGACATTTGTTTATGGCATGGACTCATGAGCATGGCAAATAGATTTTCATGGCGCGAATTTAATGCTCCAATTCTAACACTTCTATCCGAATCAAAGCTCACTAAAAATGAATTTTATAAATCAAGAAACAAATTAAAGCAATTTGGTCTTTTGGATTTTAAGGAACGTGGCGGAAACAGAGCCACAATCTATAAAATGAACTCTGTTGTTTCCCTATATGGTACACAAATGAATACGCAAACCATGACACAAACGGATATACAAATTGATACAAAAAGTGTGACGCAAAGTGTGAACATACTTAAAACCAAAAACCAAAAACTTAAAACCAAAAATAAAAAAGAAATAATTAAAGAAAAATTTGGTGAGTTTGAAAATGTGCTTTTGTCGGCTGATGAACTTCAAAAGCTAAAATCAAAGCTTGGAGCAGAAACAGAAAGCTATATCGAGCGGCTATCAAGTTATATTGCGTCAAGCGGTAAAAGATATAAATCCCACTACGCAACGATTTTAAGCTGGACACAAAAAGACGCCAAAAATTCGGGAGGTGTAAGTTATGGAAGCTGTGGCAAAAAGCTTTGCACAGAGTATCCCGAATAGTGATGAAGTATGCTCTGTTTGTGGTGCTAAAATTCTTAGAACCGCAGAATTTATGGGGATTAAGCGGACGTTCAAGGTGATGTGTAAGTGCATGCAAAAACAGCAGGAAGAAGAAAAAATCCGTCAAGAAACCCAAGAACGAATGCGAAAAATCGAAAAGCTTAAACGTCTTTCCCTACTTGGCGAGCGGTACAAAAATTCAACTTTTGAAAACTCAAAAACAGGGATTAATTCAAGCTTTGACAGAGCTTTTAAAAGGTGCCGAAAATACTGCGAGCTATACGAAGAAACGATTAAAAGCGGTTACGGCATTTATCTTTTTGGAAATAAAGGGGTTGGAAAAACACACTTAACCGCTTGCATGGCGAATGACTTAATGACAAAGTGTGTTCCGGTACTGTTTACAAATTTATTTGAGATTTCAAAAGCCGTAAAATCTACGTTTAATCGGGAATCGAGTCTTACAGAGCAAAACTTAATCGAAAGATTTTCAAATATAGAGGTCTTATTTTTCGATGATTTGGGAACGGAAATTTTTAGTAAAAGTTCAGGCGATACGTGGCTTCAAAGCTTATTGTTCGATATTATCAATAAACGCTACAACAATAAAAAAGCAACCATTTTTTCAAGCAATCACAGCTTAAACGAACTAATAAACAAAAGCGGTATTGCAGAAAAAACAGTCGACAGAATATCGGAAATGACAAGCGGAGCGATTATGAAAATCGAAGGCGCAAGCCAGAGAAACACTCTGAAAAGTTGCATATTTTGAGGTGATACTGATTGACTAAGAAAGAACTTTCACAGCTTTATTATTTGAAGAAAGAAATCAAGGAACAACAAAGAAGGCTTTCCGAACTCGAAGCTTTGGCAACAAGCCCCTGCGCAAAAATAACAGGGCTTCCGAATGGGAACGGCGTATCTGATAAAATTGCAAATTACGCCACAGAAATTGCCGACCTAAAAAGCCTTTTAGACCTTAAGTTAAAGAAATGCTTTTATGAATTAAATCGTCTTGATAGATTTATATCAAGCGTTAAAGACAGCGAGATGAGAATAATATTAACACTTAGATATTCTCAGGGCTTAAGTTGGCAGCAGATTGCTCAAAATATGGGTGTGCTCGGAGATGGGAGCACAGAACGAAAAAAACACAATCGCTTTTTAAAGCTTTCCCGAAATTCCCGATTTTAGTATGGTAAAATGATATAGTGAAATATTATTTCACGGCCTTTCTTGTACGGGGCGTCTGATATTCAGGCGCTCTATTTTTATATTTAAAAAGGAGGTTTTAAAATTCAAAAATCATGCAAATATTGTGGCAAAGTACACGATGAAAATTACAGATGTAACAAGAAGCCTACCAAAAGAAAAAAGGTAGACGATATTGTAAGGTTCAGAAACATCCCAAAATGGCAGAAAAAAAGAAAACATATTAAGGAGCGTGATAATTATCTTTGTCAAATTCTTTTGTTAGCCTATTTTCAGGAAATCCGTTC